GTTAGCGTTGGGGATCGCTGCGCTAGGTGGCACTATGGCTGGGCTTGTTAGGCACCTTGTTAAGTATTACCTGGCTGAGTTAAAGCCTGACGGTAACGGGGGCCATAATCTAAGGGGGCGCGTTGACCGCATAGAAAGCCGCGTTGACAAGATTTACGAAATGCTTTTAGAGGACAGGCTAGCTAAGTAGGGCGTGTCGCGTTGCCTTTTGTCAGTAGCTAGGTTCATACTTTAACTACACACGCCGAGAGAGCTACTCGGATAAGTAGCTTATCGGCCTTAACAAAGGGCGAAAGATGAACAGTTTAGATTTAATAGTAGTGGGTATGGTTTGCCTGTTTATGGGCTTATTTATTTACGCAGCTTATGAAATGGGCTACAAAGTAGGCCTGGGTGAAGGTTACCTACGTGGCCGCAATATCGCTAAGGTGCTAAAAGAAGCTGAGGCAAAGCGATGAGTAATTTTCTTGAAGGATACGAGGATGTCAACGCGAGAATTATTAGAGCGCGTGGTGAATACCCCAGCCTGCGTTTAGTGGCATATATCGAGGATATAGACATAACAAAAGGTTATATTCTAGTTAAGGCTGAGGCCTATAAAGAGTACGAAGATCACGTACCAAGCGCTGTTGATTATGCCTTTGAGGCCCGTAGTGATCGTGGAGTAAACCTACATTTTTGGGTAGAAAATGCAGTTACAAGCGCTTACGGCAGAGTTATCGGCTTGCTCACACCTGGCGGTATTGCCCGCAGTACAAAGCAGGATATGGAAAAAGTAGAGGCACTTAGCACTAAAGACGTAGCACCTGTTAGCGATGATCTATGGGCTACTACACCTGTAGCACACACTATTGAGGCAGTTAAAAACGAGTTAGGCGGCATCTATCTGCAAGGCAAACCTGAGTGTAAGCACGGTGCCCGCGTTTGGCGAGAAGGCGTAAGTGCCAAGACCAACAAAAAATGGGGCAATTACAGCTGTATCGAAAAGAGCAAGGCAACACAATGTGAGCCAGTTTGGTATATGCAGACCTCAACAGGTTGGGCGCCCCAAGTATGAGCGATAGTTACGAGTTAATTAACCTACAGGCTATGACAGGCAAACTCTTTATAGACGGTGAGCTAGCAGCTGAGTACAAAGTAGAGCAATGCGACAAGTGCGCTATGGTCACGCAATTAGATCAGTTTGGCTATCAAAAGTCAGACCCTAAAGAAAATATCATATGGTTTTGCAAAGGTTGCCGATGATAGAAAACGAGCAAGAGTTGTTTAATTACATAAAAGGTTGGTACCTGAGCGATTTAGAAAAGAGCAAAGACCAATACGACAGCCACGACTGCACAAGTACGATCTATAGGCTACATATAGAGCTAAAGTGCAGGCATACGCATTATGACGAGCTAATCCTAGAGCGCGATAAGTACGAGGCGCTGACACAAGAGGCCGAGCGCCTGGGCTTTACCCCGTTTTATGTCAATGCCACACCTAAGGGCATTTATGCGTTTAACCTAAAGAAAACTAAAGTTACGTGGACGGTTAAAAAACTGCCTGCTAAGACAGAGTTTGACAGCGGGGGCCAGGTTGACAAAACCGTGGCCCTTTTGCCTGTTGCCGAGGCGGTGCAGCTATGAGTGAGTCAATACGCTTTGAGTGCCGCAGCTGTAAAAAGATAACAGAGCAGATAGAGCGAATAGTTACAGATAACCTGCCTGCTAACGTAAAGGTTTTACAATGCAAGGTTTGTAGCAGAATGAGCGTATGCCTTTTAGTGACGTATGCCGATGCTTAAAATACTAGATCTTTTTTGCGGTGCAGGCGGTGCATCTCACGGCTACGCCTTAGCTGGCTTTCAGGTAACGGGCATAGACCTTAAACACGGCAAACGCTACCCCTACACGTATGTACGTCGCGATGTAATGGGCCTAACGGTTGAGGATTTAGCACCATACGATCTAATACACGCTAGCCCACCCTGCCAAACTTTTAGCATAACTCAACACCTACGTAATGCTCAGGGAAAAGGCACAGACAAGTTAGACCTATTAGAGCCTGTTAGAGATTTACTTATTAGATCAGGCAAGCCATATGTAATAGAAAACGTAAAGGGTGCGCCCTTGCTTGATGCTGTGCAGGTGTGCGGTAGTGCGTTTGGCTTGAAAGTACGCCGCCATAGGCTTTTTGAGTCTAACTTAAAGTTAACTGGCACTGGATGTAATCATAATGAAAGGCCAATAGGTGTATATGGCTCACTTAATGATGAGATACCTGGGGGCGGTAAAACTGCAGAGAATATAAATCAAGCACGCGATGCTATGGGTATTTACTGGATGATATGGGGCGAGTTAGTCGAGGCAATACCACCCGCTTATACGCATTACTTAGGTATGCAATTGATGAGGCAATTAAATGCCGATGTATGAGTATGAGTGTATTAGCTGTTCAATACGCTATGAGGTGCAGCGATCTATACACGATGTAAACATACCTAAGTGTTGTGGCTTTGATATGCGCCGTATTTATGACCCAGTAGGTGCCATATTTAAGGGCACAGGTTGGGGCAAGGATGCAAAATAGCCTGTTTAACGTAGTTAATGAGGATATGACTAGCAACGACTACTACACGCCTAAGTGGCTCTTTGACTCAATGGGCTTAACTTTTGACATAGACGTAGCCGCACCTGCGCAAGGTATTCCCTGGATACCTGCTAAGCGTTGGTTTAGCCAGGCAGATGACGGACTAGCACAAGAGTGGGGGGGGGGGTTGGTTTGGATGAATCCACCTTTTAGCGATGCAAGGGTATGGGCTGAGAAGTTTACGGCCAATGGCAACGGTATAGCTTTACTTGTTGTGTCGCGTAGTAAGTGGTTTGCTGAGCTATGGGACAAAGCCGATGCAATTATGGCAACGCCTGCCGATCTAAAGTTTGATAGGCCTGACGGCACTACTAAAGCTATTAGCTTTCAGACTTTCTTATTCGCTTTAGGTAAGCCAGCAACAGCTGCATTACACCGTACAAAGTTAGCGAGGGTAAGATGAAAAGTTATCCACAGGAAGCAAAAAGCCTGTGGACGACACGCCAAACGCGCTTAAGTTATCCACAACTGGCCAGTAACTTGACACCTACGCTAGCATCACAACTCGCTGGCGAGCCGCTGAGGCGGATAGCTCGCAGGCGATGTTTGGTGCTTTTGGCCGTGCTATGTGTAATTGGGATTACGCCAGCAAAGGCTTACGATCCAAACGTAGAGAGCTATAAGTTATATGCTCATATGAAGTTATTAGATGATAAGCAATATAGATGTTTAGTTATATTGTGGCGTAGTGAAAGCCAATGGTCACCTACAACTAAGAATAAAAAGAGCAGCGCATATGGCATACCTCAACTGTTAAAGATGACAGAGACCAATCCATACAAGCAGATAGACTTAGGCATTAAATATATTATTAAACGTTATGTTAATCCTTGTGCAGCTTTAGATCATCATAAGAAAGTAGGGCATTACTAAGTGAAGGCTAAAGACCCTAGAGATAACAGGCGCTATAAGGCTAGGCGCTTACAGGTGCTAAACGCTGGGGGCTGGGTGTGTTATTACTGTGGCCAAGAAGCCAGCCAGGTTGACCACGTGATACCTATAGCCAGCGGTGGTGACCCTATGAGTCTTGATAACCTTGTGCCTGCCTGTAAGCGATGCAATCTCAGTAAGGGTAAGAAGTCACAGGGCGTTTTTTTAGCCACAACGGACACCCCCCCTGTCTTTTCTGCCTGTTTATCCCCAAAAACGTCTGTAATGACCCAGCAAGGCCCTTGTACTGGCCAACCCGAGCAGGATAATAATTAATGGCAACCAAACCTAAACAGGCGCTAAGAGGGGCAGTCAAACCACGGCTTGAAAATAAACCGCTGAAAGGCCCTAGCCGTGGCGATGAGGTTGCACAGCTTGCAGAGGATATTGGCCTGCCGCTTTTACCCTGGCAACGCTACGTAATGCAGGATATGTTGACGATAGATAAAAATAAAATGTTTGTCAGGAAAACTAATTTATTGCTTACGTCACGCCAACAGGGCAAAAGTCACCTGGCGCGTATGCGTATCCTGGCGGGCTTATTCTTGTTTAACGAGCGTAACCACGTGGTCATATCCTCAGCGCGATCTATGGCATTAACTACTTTTAGAGAAGTGGCACAAGCTATAGAGGATGCACCTATCCTAAAGAAAGAGTTAAAAAGCATACGCTATGCCAACGGTAATGAGGCAATAGTATTAAAGTCAGGCGCACGCTTAGATGTACGTGCAGCTACACGTGACTCAGCCCGCGGTGCCACGGCAGATTTTCTATTTATAGATGAGCTTAGAGAAGTTGACCAGGTTGCCTTTGCAGCTGCGATGCCAGTAACCCGCGCACGCCCAAACGCCCAAACCTTACTAGCGAGTAATGCGGGTGATGCTTTTAGCGTAACGTTAAACGAGTTGCGCGAGCGATGCCTGGCGCATCCGCCCGAGTCGCTAGGTTATTACGAGTACAGCGCGCCACAATTTGCAGCTTTAGATGATCGTAAAGCCTGGGCGCAAGCCAACCCAGCTTTAGGCATATTGGTAACTGAGGCCTCAATCCAAGAGGCGTTAACAACACAGACCACAGAGCAATTTAGGACAGAAACCCTATGCCAATGGATAGATAGCCTACAATCACCGTGGCCCCACGGTTCTGTTGAGGATGCCAGCGACATCAACCTAAAAATGGCACCTGGGCCTTTAACTATTTTTGCCTTTGACGTTAGCCCGTCTAGGCGCGATGCAAGCCTTGTTATGGGCCAACTATTGCCTGACGGGCGCATAGGCGTAGCTGTATTAGAGACTTACAGCTCACAGGTAGCAGTAGATGAGCTAGTTATAGCTGCAAGTATTAAAAAATGGGCTGACCTGTATTACCCACGTTTGGTTTGCTATGACAAGTACACCACGCAAAGTATTGCCCAGCGTTTACAAAATGCAGGCTGCCAAACGCGAGACGTATCAGGGCAGAGCTTTTATACAGCTTGCTCAGACTTTCACGATGCCCTGGTCAATGATCGCCTACGCCATAGCGGCCAAGATTTACTCATACAACAAATGGCTAACTGTGCGGCAAAGATAACGCCCGATGCTTGGCGTATTGTGCGCCGTAAATCTGCAGGCCCCGTAGATATTCCAATCGGCTTAGCTATGGTTATTCATATCCTGGCGCAGCCTGTATCTGAGGCTAAAGTTTACGTTTAGACACGCCGAGGCTGTGTATAACTTTACACCTGTGGATAACCTATAATCCGCCCTATGGGTCTATTGCAAACTTTTGGTTTATCTAAAAAAGATGTTACCGCCCAGCTAGCCCCTGCCGTTATGTCACAAGGTTAC